CACCATCTGAAATTTCAGTCCACCCACCCCACGTACCTAATTCACACGTTCTAATATATTTACTTTGTACACCAGAGCCCCATAACCCTGTTGCTTCAAGCGTAATGACAGTGTCAGATGCGATGTGCCCAACAACAAAGAAGCCCCCAAATGGTAATGGCAAATTTGAAGTAAGTGCCGCTTCGGCATTACAGACGTAAAAACCAGGTTTTTTTCCTACAAGCCAAGTAAGTATATCATCTCCAATATCCATGTGGGTTTGGTTTACAATATGTGTAGATGCATGAGTTGTCCAATCTCCCCATACACCATTTTCTCGATGCACGTATTGTTTTTTATCGCTATAGAAAAAAGGCACAAATTCAATAGTCATGTGTAGTTTATTGTGAACGTGTCCGATATAATAACCCCAATTATACACACCTGGCGGTCGATTGTTTTGAAAAACTCCCTGCGTCCAGTACATACCAATTCCAGCACCATCCAACCACGTAAAAACATCATCAGTAATAGGTCGCATTTTCATATGCGTTGCAGGGCGAGCATCTGACAAACGTGGGTCATCGTCAGGAACACCAACAAACCGCATCGCGTCCGACCAAGTATTTCCATCATCGACAGATGTGCGTAAGAAGATGTGAGTGTTATTGAACACATCGACCCAATCGGAAACGCCATCAACGGAGTATTGAAATCTTACTTGCGGAGCGTCGTTACCTTTGAATGCCTCTGGTGGCAAACGCTTAAATTTTCGCTTGCCATCGCCGTTCTCTTGCAAAACAACAATCATATCCTGCTCGCCTGCAGGGATTGTGCCTTCGGGAAGTTGGTCGGGTTTTATTGGAGTAACTCTGCTCATAATTCAATGCTTAAAGTGTTAGTATTATCATCAACCAAAAAGTTGCCGTGATCGTCAATCAATAGACCAAAAACATCGGTCTCTTGAAATTCTAAATTTAGATTTATTTTCAAGGATCTTTGAGGTGCAAAATCGACAACCTCAATACTTCGGTAAATAAACTTAAACCAACCACCGGTTGCTACTTCGTCAAATTCTCGAAAGCCCGGACGCGAGAGTTTATAGACAAGCGAGTCGAGCATCTGCAAAATGTATTTGCCTTTGAATAATATAGGAATCTGCACATTTTTGTTGGCGTAGTAGGTGTTTTTGTCCGGGTACTGCTGCCCCGGTGTTTGGAGGCTTGCGATAACCAAATTTTGCTTGGGTGCAAACGGCTTGTTAATCTCAGCAACGTGTCCTTTGAGAAAATGACAGCCGTACCATCCGAAATCAAGATTGTCAATTTTAAAGCCTGTTTTATGCTCCATCATCGGCGGGCTGTAGTAGTCTTTATCCATTGGCTTGTCTTCCGAAAACGTGAGCGTGAACCACCAACGGCCATCGCGATGAACCACGTTGCCATTATTTGTCAAACGTAGCATATACTCACGGTTTATCGCCTCAAAATGCCATTTATTTACGATGTTCTGCTCCAAATAACTGACGAGCCTTTGATAACTCAATTCAGAACGACAGAAAAACGGAATACTGACCGCTCGTGCATTAAACACCGGATTCGAAGTGTCGTAATCCACGCCGTGTTCGTCCGGCCAATTGGTACTGCTAAACTGCTTTAGAATAGGCGGAGTGACAATGGCTTTTAGATGACCTTTTGTTGCAATCACTCCAAAGTCCGCTTGTAAATCAATCGTATCGTTAATTAGAATTCTCATTACATTACAATTATTCTGCCATAATTATTTTGTGAAAGTGCCGCCTCTCCGCCGGATATGTTGAACAGTTGAACAACAGCACCGCCAGTTGCAAAGATTTCGGCTTCTGCTCCGTGCATCAAATACACATTATAAATCTGCGACTGATTGTTGAACGCAAGTTTTGATTTCCCTTTTCCGCAAAGGAAAATAAGCGGTGCATTGACAAACGATCCGCTCGCATCAACAAATATGCCTTTTGGCGTGCATTTGTCTTTGTGAGCTCTCAAAATATCAATGCTCGGAAAGTTGGTTTGACGAGCAAACGCAAGCCCCTCGTCAGAGAGTAGTTTGTCAATGAGCGTTTCGATGGTATCGCCACGTTTTAGGATTTTGCAAGTCGAAATGCCACGCTTTAGCTTATTAACCTGCTTGGCTTGGTTAATGATTTGTTGTGCTGTCATCTTATTCGTTTTTTAGTTTTATACCAAAATCTCGGATGTCCTCAAGACAACTTTTGATATGTTTTGTATTTTCGTTGATTTGCTTGACAATTTCAAATGCTCCTCGAATATCGCTTGCAATGTTTGAAACAAGACCTTGAACAAACTGTGAAATCTCGACAAGGTCACGAGTATGCCCGGTCATTGTTGTCAAAAGCGAGTTATTTATGTCAACGCTTTCCTGCGATGCACGAGCGATGCCTCTTGCTTCGGCTTCACGTGTTGCACCAGGATCCTCTAACCACTTTCGCCACTTTTCCATCTGCGCATCGGTCTCGGCTTGCATTTGAGATATCGCATTGTTGATATAGACTTCGTCCGGAACAAGGCCCCTTGCAACAGTATCTGCCATGTGCTGACGAAGTCGTTGCATTTGTTCAGAAACGCCCGACTTGATGATTTGCATAATCATACCACGAACCATATTACGAACAAAATCCTGTTGCGATCGCTGGATTTCCTCGTTTGATTTTCCCCAAGAATCCACCCAATGTCTTGCAAACTGATCAACGGCAGATCGCAAATCCGAACCAAACATCACATCAATCATTCGTGCATTGTTATCCTCTATTTGGTTAAAGATATCGTTGTACTGTTGTCTGAGTGCTTCGGCGTTTCGTCTCGCTTCGTCTTGATCATTACCTTTGCTGTTATCTCTTGCGCGTGCCTCTTCTTTGGCGATTTGTTGCCTCAAGAGGTTTCGCTGTTGTTGCAAAAGCTGATTTTGCTGATTAATCAAATTGCTTGCATCGGCACTAAACGCACCTCTTATCGCCCGTTCTAACGCTCTATATGCTTCGTCTAATTCTGCCACTTGCTGGCGAACATGCTCTCGCTGTCTTTCCACTCTTTCGGCATCATTGTTTCTGACAAGATTGATAATTGACTGAGTGATGGCAAGTGCCGCACCAATTACTGCTAAAATTACCGATGCCGCTTCAACGGCTCTAATTGCTGCGGCCGCTCCAACGGCTGTTGCTTGTGTTGCTTGAATTGTTCCCTGTGCAAGAGTTGCAATGCCGTCAATCATTTTGAGTGACGAGCTAACAAAAACAGTTGCCGTGCTAATGGCTCGCTGTGCCGAGCTGCTAACATTGTCAAACCTATTTGCAACATCCTCCAAACCTCTACTTACACGAGTGAGCGAAGCGTATGTTTTTTGCCAACGCTCAAATGGCGATGCAGCGTTTTCGTTTGATGCCATTCGAGCCTCTCGCTTGGCGTTTGCAAGTTCGGTTTGCAGTACCCGGATTCTTTTTTGAAGTTCTGGGATTTGGGACTGATCGCCATTGGGATCGTGCTGTAAATTGTAGAGCTCCGTCTGTAACTGTCGGAGCAGTTCAGCCGTGTGCGTTATGCCGTTATTTATGACATCGCCAACAAATTCATGAAGTGAAGCGTTGCTGTCCTCTAATGCTTGAGTAGCACGTGAAAGCTCAAGTTGTCGCTGTTCTATGATAGCCGTGAGTTCATTGGCATTTAGTCCGCTTGCCTCAAGTCTTATCGGATCGTTTCGCGTATTTCGCAAATCTTTAAGCTCTCTATCCTTTTCAATGATTTGATTTGCCATTTGCTCAAACTCTCGCAATTGCATCTCTGCTTGATTAGTGTTAAATAGCTCAATCTCGAAAGCCAATTGCTGACCTGCTTGGTCTCGGAGTTCTTGAAAAACATCCGGAAGTACGACATTTTTATAGTCAATCGTTATCCCAAGTTGATATTGCATTTTTGCAAACGCTTTCCGATATGCACGTTCTTGCTCGGCAAGATCCTCTAACAAAAACTTGTGCCTGTTCTTAATCTCTTCCTTCGTACCTCTTGTTTTTTGAAGTTCCATTTGGCGATGGTTTCTGACGGACTGCTGAACAGCCTGCTCGTAAAGCCTGCTGTATGTTTCGTCAACTCTAATTTGAACATTTCTATCTATTGGCGTTAATCCTGCATTTCGGATGGTTTCTATTGCGGCGGCCTCTGCCTCCGCAAACCTACCAAGCGTTTTTTTGGCTCTTTCCTCAGCATCTGCCATCGCTTGCTTAATCTCTCTTTCCGCTGCCTGAATTAATGCGTTTTGATGGGTTATGGCCTGCTCAACAAAATCCGCATTTCCCGGAGTTCTACTCTGCATCAATCGGTCTATATTGTCCCGATATTTTTCTATTCGCTCCTCAATTTTGTCAATATCTGCAAGTGCCGCTTGAATTTCACCAAGAGCTCTTTCGCGAAACGCTTCGGCACGAGCCCGGTGAAAAATGCTTTGAATAAACGCACCCGTTTGGTTGATAAGCAAGTTTTCAAGGTCGGCAACATTCTGTATTGAAACGCCAAGTTCATCAAAAGCCGCAGTGTTGTTTCGGATAAACTGATTGACCTCTTCCATAGAACGCCCGGTGCGAGCATACTGCACTTGTAACTGATGAAGTGTAACAAGTGAACGACTTGCAGACGATGCAACGGCATTGTTAAACTCCTCGTTTGCCCGGCGAGCCTCTTCCGCTCGTTCTCTATTTTCGGCTTTGGCCCGATTTAGTCTATTGATGGCTGCAATAACGCCCCAAGCTATAGCAATAAGTCCACCCGAAAGCGTGAGCATTAACGCCCTCGCTGCAACATTGGCTGTTTTAGCAGCAACCCCAAATCCAACAAGTGCTTTCGAGAGCACTCCGGTTGTGGCGGCATCGGCCGCCTTTGCTTTGGTTAGTAGTAAATGGACAACATAACTGTCTTTGTTGAGCACCTTTGCCATTTGTTGCGTTCCTATAGCAATCGCCATCACAGACTGCAAACGTGCCTGCACTCTGACCAAATCCTCTTGTTGAGCCCCAAAAAGCGTTGCAACACCAACGCCTGCCGACAAAGCCCCGGTTAGTCCTTGCACAGCCTCACGGGTTGCGTTAAAATACTTGAATTGGTCTGAAAAGATTTTTCCCTGCTGTTGCACCTCATTGAAACGCTGTTGCATTGCACCAAGTCTGTGCATCGCATAGGTGTACTCGTCAGTTCCTTCGGTCATAGTGACCATATCCGTTTTGAGCTGCTGAATCTGCCTACGCATCAAGGCAGTAGAATCTTTGTAATTCTGCTGTTCAGTTTGCAAGCGACCTAACGCTTGCTTTTCAAGGTTGATTTCTTGAATGAGTTCGTTTCTGCCCGTTTCGGCTCTTGTCCGTTCAAGGCCAGTCGGCATATTGCCTATCTGTTTCTCAAGACTACGAAGTGTTTTTTCATAATCCCGAATAACATCTTTTTGAATGCGGATGTTTTCCGACATATCCTCAGTAAATGCACGGTCAACGGCTTTGCCTGCACGTTGCGATGCAGACTCAACATCACGAAACGCATCAACGCTTTCTCTTACAGCCTTGCGTAAGTTAGTCGTGTCAATATTTAGCGTGTATGTAGTTTCGCCACTCATCGGCTTAGCATTTTGTCTATTTTGTCTTGGTTTGCCGGATCATCGGCATCTATAATCTCCTCGTCCTCTTTTTTTGTGCTTGTGGATTTGTGGATTTGTCCGTAGGCTTTGATAAGCCCGATACATTTGAAAAACGGCAAATCTCGAACTTCTTGAACACCGCACTTCATAATCTCGCTGATTGTGATGTGCATTTCAAAAAGGTTTATTTGCTCTCGACGATCAGCACTGTCATTATCGCCGAGAGAAACCCGAAAAAATCCCCAACAACCTGCGAGCCAAGTAGCGTAAGCATAGCGTTTCGGATTTCGGCAGGTGAGCATTCTCGGTACAGCCTGCGAACATACCGCTCGATGTTCCGCTTTCCAAGCAGTCCAAAAAACTCCTTTTTGTTGCACTTGTGCTCGCCATAAAGCATCACAGCAACGGCATATAATGCAGGCTGTGTTTGCGGTGCAATCTCGACAAGTTTTGCAAGTAGCATATTGTCGCCCTCGTTAATTTTCTCTTTGGGTAAAAACTGCAGATACCTGCAAGCCTCCAAAATCGTTCCATACGATGGTGGAGCAATTTCCATTTCTTTGCCAAATAAACTAACTTTGACGGGCTTGTCATTAAGTATGTTAATGGCACGATTGACCTGCTCTACATTCAATTTTTCGTCTTCCATTTTTCGTTGTTTTTTTGGCCCCGGACACAGGACTCGAACCTGCAACCTGTGAGTGCGTGGACGCACACACCTCTCTAACCAATTGAGCTAATCCGGGAGAAAAGCAACCGCTTTTGTTCTGATGCAATGCTTGTTTGCACCGACACGGTTGCTTTTAAGAGGCTAATGTTAGCCATCAGTTCCGCCTCCATCTGAAGGCGGTGTAGGTTCTGGTTGATACTCTTCAACGATTCTCTTTCCTGCTCCAGGAACTAACCCTGAGAAAGTGTACGTCAAACGGCTACCTTCGTCAGATGACCACGTTTCAACAACGGAAACGCTTGTTTTTAACATCTGACGACCTTTAACTCCTGTAGTTGCTGCGTCTTTCGGCGCCCATCGAACAGCGAAATTTCCAGCTACAATGCCATCGGTGTCTTCAATTTGTTTCACATCGCCTTTTTTGACGAAAATAGTCGTTTCAAAAACACTTCTGCCTTTAGTTCTAAAGGAGTCTACGATCCCACCGTCTTCATCTTCGGCAATAGTTTCGTTGCCGGGATCGGTGTTCAGTCTTGAGGAGTTTCTGACTGATTCGGGAAAAGTGAGCCAGTTATTGTCCGGCTTGCCATTTTGGTCAAGTTTACTAACTTGAATAACGGGCGCTCTCCAGTTTAATACTGCCATGATAATTTGGTTTTAAATGGTTTTTAAATTTGGTTTAATTATGCTTTTGCACTTGGGCGCCACCTCTATGTGTGCTGTGCTTGTTCAGCCAAAATACGGGAGCTTTTACATCTATGTAGTCCTGTTCTCGCAGCGCTCTATGCCTAAACAATGCGTTTGCACAATTGCAAATGTCTGATAGTTCTGTGCTAATAAAAGGCGATGTAACGGTTTCGCATAATCGAAACAAAACATCCGGGTCGAACATTGCTAACCGCTTGTTTTGCGGACTATACAGTTCAACATTTACTTGCCTTTCAAAGAGGATTACCTCACTTGCAATGGCTGTTTGTTGGCAGAAACTTTGTGACTGGCACAACCGAATTTCTACCGGAGCCGTCATTGGCTCATACTGCACACTTGCAGTGGCGAAAGCTGTAAAGCATAACAATGCCATCAGCATTAAAAGAATTTTTTTCATGTTATTTTCAATTTTTTTGTTAATAATTTAATTTCGCAGGGTGTTATTTTCTGAGGGGTTGAAATGCTGGGCTACACCGAAGTGTAGCCCGAACACTTATGCAGCTTCTCTACCATCGTAAAGAACGATGTCTTCGCCCCAAACGATGTTGGTGTCGATCTTCATCAACATTTTGAAGAAAAACAGCTCGCTTGCATTGGAAACTCTATCAATTTTGATAGCTTCCGCGTCATCCACGAGTGAAACTCCTGCCCAAAAGTTGGAGTCAAGATCCATAGATGACACCGCTGCAACAACAACATTTTCCGGCCACTGTGCAAGTGGCACAATGCGAATACCTTTGTATCGCTCCGGATTGGTGTCTGTGAAGTCCGCTCCTTTGCTTTCACGACGGGTTAATGCTTCGTCGTAAATGTCCGCAGTTTCTTGAGCCATAAAAAGCTTCAAATTTGCGTTGCCACGCAAGGCCTTTGGAATTTGCTTTTTCACGCCTCTTAAAACGTCAAAGATGTTTTCCTCCGTGATTTCAACGGCTTGGTCAATCTCCAAAACTTCAGAGGAAGCAGAAATACGAGTCAAAATACCATCAAAGTATTCGCCCTCGTTATCTCCATGCTTTCCAGAGATAAACTCGCCACCAAGTTCAAAATTTACAACCTTTGCCATTTCAGCAAGCATCGCGTTTTGTGCCGATGCAGGAAGCTCTGCAAAAACAAGATTTCCTGATGGCTGCCACTTACGCCAAAACTGCTCAAAAGAGCGAGGATTGAACTCAGTGTACACCATCACATCTTTTGGATTAAGGTGCACTTCATCAATCTTGAAATCCCCTTTGCTGTTTTCTTTTGTAGGGCTTTCCTTGCGTTTTTGTAGCATTTTTCCTGCTTTTAGGCGAGGGATGCTGAATTGCTTACTCACATTCGGTTGGACGCGGATGTGTCCGCCAGCAACAAACTGATTGCCTGTTGTGGCACGAACTAATAATTGCTCTAATACTTCGCCACTGTAGACGGTTTCGATGGTTGGATTCATTACTTTTTCTTTTTAGATTTGATTTTTAACTTAAATTCTTTTCTTTGTCTTTGTACCACAGGGGCCATTCCTTTGGCGGAAGCCATCGCATTTAACGCTTTGCTAAGAGATGAAACCACACCTTCCAATCTTTCAAGATTGCTTTCAAAACGATCGTTTTGCTCTTTCAAACTTTCCGTGATGGCAGTTGTCTCTTCTGGTGCTTGCGTTTGTGGATTTTCTGCAACGTCCACTTGTGTTTCAAGTGCGTTGGTGTCCGGATTTACATCTTGTCCGGGTGCTTGATCTTTGTTTTCTTTTGCCATTATTGACCTCCTTTTTTGATTTCTTCCATACGTAGATTCCACGCCGAGCCCTCCTCGTATTCCGCAGACGATGTTTGGCTTGCAAGGTTTTCCTTTACAGGCATTGCCTCAAGGGCTTTTTCAGCATCTGCAAAATTCAAACGAGCCATACTCAAATAGGTATCTCTCAAATCGGCAGTGATTTTGCCCGATTGAATCGCTCCGTCAACAAGTGCGACACATTTTGCTTCGTCTTGGTCTGCCAAAGCCTGTTCAGCAGTTTCGGCACGAGCGGAAAGATTTGTAACGGCGACCTCAATGCTCGCCGTACTGATTTCTTTTGGATCAATGCCAAGCTTTGTCAAAGTCTCGGCAGACAAAGTGAGCGCCGAGGCGACTCTGTCATTCAACACTTGAATTGAGCTTAGCACATCACCTTCGGTTGCAGTTGCCTGCAATCCTAATTTCAATGCAATGTTTTCCATTTTTTTTGTATTGTTGGTTAATAATTTTACCGGGTTCTCTGCTCCGGAAGTAAGATTTACAATGTTGTCGTTTTCATCATAAAGAGTCAAAGCGTTATCATTGCTACCGATATCCGAAACACTTGCTTCGCGAAGTTTGCACTTGATAACTGTTGCTCGGGTTTGCCCTTGTTTCAAATAAGCCTTATCTTCACTGAAGGTAAAAGGAGGACACATGCCAATAGAAGCCATATTGATAATTCCGGCCTCAACTTTTGCTTCTATTTTTTTTGCAAATTCATCGTTTTGGTCAAATACGGCATCGGCTTTGAGTTGTCCGTTTTCAATACGAATGTTTTCCCACTTGCCAATCGGAAGCACTTCATCTGTAGTGCCACGATAAGCACGAAAATGATTCCATAGCATTACAGGATTTTTCTTAAACTGCTTAAGATCTATGCCCGAAGTCAACACCCAAAATCCATAGCTGTTCAGACTTTCGTCACTTAAAATAAATGTTTTTGCCATCGTTTTTTTAATTTGATTGTGAAACAAATTCGACTGCGAAATTACAACACAGAAAAACAAATCTTGGATTTTATCACAAGGGTTGTAGTGAGCACTACAACCCTTGCAGTAAAATTCACAAAAAACATCTCGAAACTCTACTTTTGCAAATAAAAAAACAGCTATGTCAAAGAAAGGAAGCAATAAGGACAAAAAAGAAATCGCCAAAGTGCTGTATATGGCAGGCAATTCGCAAAAAGATATTGCCGCACGTGTTGGCGTTTCTGAAACAACGATGACAAAATGGGTCAAAGAGGGTTGGCAGGAACTAAGAGCTGCCAAAAACATCACACGTCCGGAACTGATCAACAAATTGCTTTTGTCCATCAACAAAAAGTTAGAGAAAGCCATCGAAAAAGACGGCGATATTGACGGCTTGGGTGATCAGCTTGCCAAACTTGCAAGCACTCTCGAAAAACTTGACAAAAAAGCCTCTGTTGTTGATACGATAGATGTTTTTTCGGCCTTTGTAAAGTGGCTCGAATTGCAGTCCGGACACGACACTGCTATCACGCTTGATTTAATCAAACAAATCAACAACTTGCAAAATAGATACGTTTCATCAACACTGACATCTGCACTATAAAATGTCAACAAAAAAGGAAATACAAGAGGCATTAGAGCGTTGGAAATCGCTTGTTGAACGTATTCAAGCGGCAACTCAAAACACGCCTGTTCAAACCGCTCAGCAAAAAGCAGTCACAATAAAGCGACTGCAAGACGACTATCGGTTTTTTGTGTCGCTGTTATTTCCACATTTGGCAAAGAAAGCCTGTGCAGATTTCCAAGTGGATGCAGCATACAAACTCAAAAAAAACAAAAACATTCGAGCCTTGTTTGAGTGGGCAAGAGGACACGCAAAGAGCTCGCACCTTTCATTACTGATTCCACTTTGGCTAATGATCCAAGACGAGCGAATGCTCAATTTTATGGTACTTGTTTCAAAAAGCGAGGATAGTGCCAAAAGACTTCTTGGCGATCTGCAGGCCGAACTGCAGTATAACAAGCTTTTTCAATATTATTTTGGTGCTCAATTCAAGGAGGGTTCTTGGACAGACGGCGAGTTTACAACCGCACAGGGCGTTACATTTATCGCACTCGGTCGAGGACAGTCACCTCGTGGACTTAAAAATCGTGGACAACGTCCGGACTATATTTCTGTGGATGACATTGACGATGATGAGATGTGTCGCAACGAAAAACGTGTTGCCGATGCTCTCGAATGGGTTCTTACGGCTCTTTTGGGAACAATGGAAATGGGGCGTGGGCGGTTTGTTATGGTTGGCAATCGCATTGCTAAAATTTCGGTACTTGCACTATTTGCTAAACTTATCGGAATCTATCACACCATTGTGAACGCATTAAACAAAAACGGGCAACCAAGTTGGCCCGAAAATTACGCTCTAAAAGAAATTATGGACTTGCGTGAGCTGATGGGCGAACGCAACTTCCAAAAGGAATATATGAACAATCCGCTCGTTGAGGGTGCGATATTCAAACAAAAGCATATCCGCTATGGAAGAATGCTACCACTCAAAGACTACAAATCACTCTTTTGCTACACCGACCCAAGTTTCAAAAACTCTGCAAACAGCGACTACAAAGCCACTGTGCTTGTTGGAAAAACCAAAGAAGGGATTTATCACGTCCTAAAAGTGTTTGCAGGACAAACAAGCATTAGCGAAATGGTTTTGTGGCACTATCTAATCAACGATTATGTCGATGGCAAAGTTCCAGTGCAATACTATATGGAAGCGAACTTTTTGCAGGACTTGCTCCTTGACGAGTTCAGCAAAGAGGGCAAGAATTGCGGATTCCAAATTCCGATACGTGGCGACAAGCGAAGTAAGCCCGATAAATTCGCACGTATTGAAGCATTACAGCCACTTTTTGAACGTGGATTTATCATTTTTAATGAAGCGGAAAAAGACACTCCAGGAATGAAAATCCTCGTTGATCAACTTTTGATGTTTCAGCGTGGCAGCCGTTCCAAAGATGATGCTCCCGATGCACTCGAAGGAGCGATATTTTTACTCAATAAACGATGGACTGGCGAAGCACGACCATACCGGAGCGGAGCGCGTCCATCTCGCAAACACTAAATACTCAAAACTATGTTTATTCAACCTAACGAATTAAAAACCGTAGCATACGAATATCAGCTTCAGCAAATCGTTGACAACGACAACACCATTATTGCGACCGCTATTGATGCGGCGATACAAGAAGCTGAAAGTTATCTTGCTGTTGGATATGACTGCGAAAAAATATTCTCTGCTGTAGGTAAGAAGCGAAACACACTCATTGTTGAACTAATCAAAGACATTGCACTGTACAAAATCGTCAGGCTTTCCAATGTTGATATGCTTTATGAAAATATCGAAAAACGTTACGATCGCACCATTAAATACTTGGAGCGTGTAGCATCCGGGAAACTCGCACCAAAACTCCCACTAAAAACTAATACAGCAGGCACGCCACAAACAAGGTTTCGCTTTGGTTCAAAACGCAAATTCAGACACTAATGAAACATCTACTTGACATCAGCTTACGGGACTTTTTGCCCTCAAAAAAGCGTCCAACAGGCATCAATCCAAAGCGATTGCAAGCCGTCAATCGCTCACAACAAGATATTGAAGACTGGCGAAAAGCACTTCGACTTGCAGATAGCATAAGCCTTCCGCGCCGATACAAACTGATAGATTTGTATGAGAACATCAGCCTTGATGCTCTGCTGACTTCGCAGATAGAACTGCGCACGCAAAAAACACTTGGTTGCCCGTTTGTGCTAAAAAACAAAAACGGCGAAATCAATGATGAAATAACCACGCTTGTAAAAAACTCGCAATGGTTTTATGAGGTTACACGTCGGATTTTAGAATCCAATCTTTATGGCCATACGCTTTTGGAATTCACAACCGACAAAGCAAGCGATCTAATCGTTACAACCATCAACCGAAAACACGTTGTTCCCGAAAAAGGGCTTTTGCTCAAAAATCCACAAGACACAAAAGGGATTGATTACAGGGCAACAAGAGAATATGGCACGTGGGTTTTGGAATTTGGCGAGAATGACAACTACGGCATTTTGAACAAGGCCGTTCCACACGTACTGTTCAAAAAGTTTGCACAGTCGTGTTGGTCTGAACTTTGCGAAATCTACGGCATTCCGCCACGCTATGTCAAAACAAATACGCAAGACCCTACAATGCTCGATCGTGCTGAACAAATGATGCGAGACATGGGCTCTTCTGCGTGGTTTGTTATTGACGAAAATGAGGAGTTCGGATTTGCAAACAACGCCAACACTAACGGCGATGTATATGCCAATTTGATGTCGCTTTGCTCCAATGAGCTTTCGCTCTTAATCACTGGAGCAGTTTTGGGACAAGACACCAAAAACGGAAACCGTAGTAAAGAACAAGTAAGCTTAGGGCTTTTTGACAGTATCGTTGCGTCTGACAAGCGTTTTGTCGAAACATCTTTTAACGAACAAGTGCTAAAAGCCCTTTACAAAATTGGCCTACTTCCGGAGGGGCTTCTGCTCGAATTCCAACCGGAGGAGGATTTGGAAAAACTTTGGAAAATGACACATCAATCTTTGAGTCATTTCGAGGTTGATCCGGAGTGGGTCAAAAACAAATTTGGTATTGAAATCATTGGCCACAAAGGCAAAAAAAAGGAGCAAGAAAAAAAGCCCACCCAATTCAATTTTTTCGCTTAGGGGCGTCTTTGGCACGCCCCGAGCAGCAAAAATACTTTGACGCCTTGAATGAGGCGTTACTGTCGCTTTATGGCGATGATGCGCTTAATCTGAATGATGGCCAAAACAACCGGGCAACTGTTCGCAAAAAAACATTTACCGATGCTATTCGGCATATTTTTCGCAGAAAAGAGTACCGACCCGAAATGCTTTCAGATGCTCCAGTTAGAGCAATGATTGACGAAACACACCGCACTTTGCAGCGCGCGATATCGTTTGGCGTTGCCGATAATGTGATACCGCCTGCAATGGCATTTGCTCTCGACAACAATGCGTTTATGTTTTCGGGTTTCAAAATCCACACCCAACTTTCAGAAGTGGGTTTGTCGCTCCGAAACGATAACGGAACCATCAAGTCTTTTGACCAGTTCCGATACGATGTTCAGCAAATCCACAACCGTTACAACATAAACTATCTTCGGGCCGAATATCAACTTGCGATCCATTCGAGCCAAGCCGCTGCCAATTGGCAAAAGTACGACACAAGAAATTACGACTTGCAGTATCGCACGGCTGGGGACGAGGATGTTCGTGATGAACACGTTCCGCTCGATCGGATCACACTCCCAGCAGACGATCCGTTTTGGGACAACTACTATCCGCCAAATGGGTGGCGCTGCCGTTGCTATGTGAATCAAGTCCGAAAGGGTAGATTTCCGCTGTCTAACTCTGCCGAAGCTCAAAGGCTTGGCGAAGCTGCAACCACAAAACTAAACAAAAACGACGAAAACAAAGCAGCAATTTTCCGTTTTAATCCCGGAAAGAGTGGCAAGATATTTCCAGGCAAACACCCGTATTTCCCAAAAGGCTGTGATGGCTGCGAATTCCGCATAAACTTGGCGTTTAATGCTAATCGTCCGGAGTGCCTCGCTTGTTTGAAAATTCGGGAAATGACGGCACAGTTGAGAAAAGAAGCAAGAAATGAAACCCTTGCAAAAATGCAAAACCTAATCAAGGAGCCTGTCGAAAAAACAGCCGTTATTGAGGGGCAAAAGAAAACCATCAATGTGCATTTTTACCCAAAAGGAAACAAGCACTTATATCGTGATATGCTCCTTAAATGTGGTGGGAAATTAACGGTTGATGATTTAGTGAACTTCGACAGAATTGTAAAGAAAGCAACCGATGGAATCGGGCCAATATCGCTGTACAAAGAGCGAAGTGATTATATAGAAGACTTTGTGTACTTTGATGTCGAAGTAAATGGAGCTGATATGCAACTACAAGTTGGCAGAAAAGTTTGGCAAAGAGCAAATGGCCAACAAAGAGTCCAATATGTGGTATATGGTATAAAAAAGAAGTAAGCCTAAGAGGCGACAAATTGGAGAGAATGCTCCGGCTGCCATTCCTATTGGGCTTACTTCGAACTACAAAATTACAAAAAATAATCGAAACTACCAAATTTTTCATGGAAAATCTTATCAAAAAAATACTAAATGATGCAAAAGTTGAACTTGAGGAGGAATTTCGTGAGAATTTCCATCGTAAGGGCTTTTTTGAGGAGGGAACGTGGGAACACTCCATTCGTGGAAAGCGTGGCAGGACAATGCTTGATTCGGGCAATCTGTTGCGCTCCATCTCTGGGGAGGTCAAAGGCGAGTCGATAGAGTTTTCGTCCTCGCTCCCATACGCAAGCATTCACAACGAGGGTGGCGAAATAACCGTTACCCAGCGAATGAAAAACTTCTTTTGGGCAAAGCACATCCAAAGCCGAGATATCAACGCCAAAGATGCCGAATTTTTCAAAGCAATGGCACTGAAAAAGGTCGGCTCTAAAATCAAAATTCCGAAACGCCAATTTATCGGCGAACATCAAAAAGTGTTTGACACCATCGACAAGATCGTACTCGAAAACCTTGACGAATATTTTAAAAACCTAAAAATTCCAAAATCTTAAATACCAATTAAACGATGATTAAACAAGTTTTACAAGCAGTTCAAGACGAACTTGCAAAAATCGAGTCTCTCCGCCACGTTGGCGAGGATTGGGGCCAACTTCACTACGATGTTCCGTCAGTAAGATTCCCGTGTGCATTAATTGATGTAGATGGTTTCAATTTCGAGGATGTCGCAACATTCGCCCAAAAAGCGAGAGGCGAAATCTACATCACGGTTGCCGACCAACTACTCAGCAAAATATCTGCAGACGCTCCCGAAAGTTTGCAAAGAAAAGCGTTTGAATTTATTGATCTGCTCACGGTCATACAAAGAGCCATCAATCAATTGGAAGTCGAGGGGTGCGACCCACTTGTCAGAAAGTCCATCAAACGTGTCCGGCGAAACGATAAGACCCGTGAATATCGAATCACCTTTGGCACGGAATTTCGTGACGAATGGTAATAAAAAAAGCCCCTCAATTTCGAGGGGCTTTCTTATTCGTCAAACGTAAGTTTCATTTGATTTTTCATATCGGCAATGGCTGTTAGTTTTTCGATGCGTTCGTTCACACGAGTTTCGGATGCGTATTTCAAAAAAGTGTTGTAGCCTTCGAAAAACCGTTTTTCTTCGCGTAGTGTTTGCCACATCCACATATACGTGCCAAATCCGGCACTCTTTTCGTAGAGTTCAGCGATCAATTCTTGCGTGTGCTTGACCTTGCGCAGGTAGTTAAGTTGATTGTAAGCCATCCGATTTGTTTTTTTGAAAATTTATTCGTAACTTTGTAGTCGCTAAACTTTGCCTTGTTACGTGTCAAATCGGGATGAGGCTTTTTTTTATCCATTGAGTCTGTAAATCTCGTTATCCTTTGTGGCGTGCTTTGGAATTTGACTTGTGATGAATGATTGCCGTCGAAGTGTATTGTGATGGACTTCCGAAACATACTGCTTATCAGTTTTTGCAAGAATATCCCTATATACTACACGCTCAAAATCTTCCATTGCTCCATCATAAGAAAGTAACGCTATAATCTGAACAGATGTTAGGCATATTCTATAATGTTTTTTTGGGGGTTCAAGCAGTTTGTTTGTCAGCTTCCACCATAAACGTTCGGCTTCGCAAATATAGATATGGCTCGCTATATTTAATGGATTCGCCATAAAAATCCACGACAAAATTCGACAGAGTGCTCTTGTTTCCTCAAGAGTTAATTTCAAACGTACTTTCATAATTTTGAAGTTTTAGTTGTTCCACAATTCAGCGTTAAGATAGGTTTCGACAAGTTTC